GACTTGGCTCTAGCCGACTCTAGTATAGGCACAGTTCCACTGGTTGTAGGGGTATAAGGTTCACCGTTCATACCAGCAGCCCATGCTTCCATATCTTCTTGTAGCCCTGTCTTGGTAGCTCCTGCATGCTTTCCAGTATAATGTTTAGTATTACCTTTTAGAGCATCCATAATTTGATCTGCTACAGAAACAAGCTTACCATTCTTCCAAGGTTCTACACTCACATCTGAAAGCTTACCAACTTCTTTTTCCATAACTTTTGGAATAATCTTAGTTGAATTATTTGCTTTATAAGTACTAATCTTAGCACTTAAAGCATCAATTTCTAAAACATTTTCTGCTTCTTTTCGTTTTAGGAATGCAATAATATCTTCTTTTGAAACACCAGCGCTTGCTTCAACTGACACAACATCTTCTGGCTTTAGCTTGCCAATGTTTTTTTGCATGCGCTGTAAAAGGAACAATCTATCCATTGCTTGGAATATTTCTTCTGCTTCTGTTTTTTCAACAGAGCTTAGGAAATTATTTATTTCATCTGTTATTCTTCTTGCTTCATCTGAATCAGGAGCTACGCTAGCTAGTTTTTTCTTTAGTGTAGCACTGCGTAGTGTTCCCATAATTCTGTGCTGGGCAGTAGAAGATCTAACAGCATTTCCAAGAATTAAACTTTCTGGGCTAAAGTCTAGAACTTTATTAAGACTGTTATTTAAAGACTGAGTAGTTAGTTCAAACATTGAAGCTACGCTTCCGTTTTGTGCTACTAAATCTTCAATAGTTTTAAATGGAGAAGTAGAAAGTCTCTGAATAAAACCAAATGATTCTAGATCATTTAGAATATTAATTATGCTTTGTTCAGGTAATATCTTAGAAGCATCTTTAACATTTTCATTTAATAGAAGAGAACCAGCTACTCGTTTGTATGCGTTTACATCTTCGATAGATAGCTTAGATGCTATTAAGTAAGCTGGGTTTCCTTCAGATACATTGGTTACTGCCTCATTAGAAACTTTTCGCAGTTCGTTTAATAAGGGGAAAGCATTGTATTCTGCCTTAGCAGCTAGAGGACTATCAGAGTATTGCGTCAGCAGTTCGCTAAGTGCTTTAATCTGGACCTTAGTAACCTTTTCCAGCTTTTCTTGAGATGCGCCCATCTTTGTCAGGTTCTTCTGAAGTTCTGCTAGTTCAGTAGTTAGGAACAGTAGAGCAGTATCTTTATCTGTTTCAGCTAATCCTAAGTATACTTTTTCGGCTTGGCCTTTGAAGTTTTCTGAAATAATACCGAGCATTACTTGTTCGGCTTCATCAATCTTTTCAATAGCGTATGGTGCTTCTTGCCGTAGTTCAATACCTTTAGTTAAACCATCTGCATATTCATCTGTACTATCTTTAGCTTTCTTAATTACATATTCTTCAAATGTATCAATATCATAATTTCTCTTTACATAATTATTGAATGCCCTTAATAAATCAGATTGTCTTGCAGCAAACTGTATATCGCGTACAAAAATACTTTCAGAGTAAGTTCCGTTTAAGTACTTACCTATAAGATCTGTTAATGACCTTGTTGACTTAGCACCGCCTCTATTTGTTTTTGTTACAACTCCAGTAATGTCTCTGTCAATTGGAATTGTTTTATAATTTTTAATTGTTGGTCTTAAGGATTCTTCAAATAGTTCTTCTTCTAGTGTCCGAATTAAAGCTGGAAGTCTTCCAATCTTTTTTTCAGCACTAGCAATCTGAGCATCTAGAGCATCTAGTTTCTTGTTCTTAGCTGCTTCTAAACGAGGCTTTGTAACATCTACCCAATCTTTGCTTGAGCTATTCTTACGAACTTCATCACTAAAGTTCTTTAAAATACTTCTTCTTTCTTCTTCTAACCGATTTAACAAACGACCAGCAGGAACTTCGTCTAGGTCAATAAAGGTATCACCAACAACTTTTCTTATATCCTTTCTAACAACTCGCAGATACTCTTTAATAAGTTCTCTTGAGAATATTTCTTTAAGTTGTTTATCAGAGTATTCTAAAGACAGGTTACCAATTATAGAGGGTACTGTAGAATCCTTAGCTAGGGTTCGGTACTCTAGCGCCATTCTGTCTACCATATATCGCAGGAACTCATTCGTATTTAGACGAGATACTTCTCTTCGTCCAAGTAAAGTTCGTTCCTCTGGTTTTGTTAGTATTTGATATTTCTTGTTACCTATAGTAACTTCAGGTACATCTAAACTAGTAACACGAAGAAGTTCTTCTATAAAGAAGGAATAACCTCTCTGGATAACTCCAATATTTGTAAGGTTATTTGGCATTACCCCTAGCGTGTTTAGTTTACCTGTTCTCAGTAAGTACTGATTAAACGAGTCTCTATCAAATGCAAACATAGATAGAAGTTGGTTTATTTCAAACTGTTCTTCTGCTCTGGTTGGGTCAATATAGTCTCCATTGGATGAACGCAACCCAACATTGTTTTCAACAAGACCTTCAGAAAGAGCTTTTTCATATCTTTCAACATTGGTATTTTTCTTAAAGGATTGCGCTACATATTTTTTAATGGCAGCAGATACGAGATAGTTGGTTTTGATTTTCTTATCAACTGGCTCATACTTAACAAAGCTGGTTTCAATAACTGGGGTTCCGTCCTTCTTGCGAATAACTTTTCCAGTATCATCCCGTTTAAGTTTTCTTTGTAGTAAGACTGTATCCAGATCTCCTTCTATCTTATAGATCTGTCGTAATAACTCTTGTTGTTCTGCTCTATCTTTTGATGCTTTGTAAGTATCAAATAATCTTTGAGCGTTTTCTAATAAATCTTTGGTTTTAACCGATAAACCAGCACTTATTAAGATAGGTTCATTTACTGCAATTTTTCTTTCAAAATCTAAGAAAGATGCAAAGACAGTACCAACTATATCTTCGATTTGATCTACATCTCTTCCAATTGCGTCTGCATATCGGAAATTAACCTCTCTGCCAGCCAATTTGTTTTGCTTAACCAGTCTCTTATAAATAACATGTCGCAAGAAATCATTAGCTGTTTCTCTAATCACAGCGTATTCAGGTCTGGTGTCGCTAAGGTTAAGAAGGGTTACCAATCTATCCATTGTAAGATTGGGGTCTGGAATCACATATCCTTCTGGTGTTTTAATAAACAACTCAGAAGATTCTCCGTTTTCAACCCTACGCATTTCTCGTTTGATATTCTTACTAAGTTTACTAAGACGGTTTAGTTCTTTAACTTCATTTGCTGTATTAATCTCAGAGTCAAGAATATCTGCATTCTCTTCTAGTTCTTTCTTTAAGAGTCGCCGTCTATTAGCTGTGGCTCGATTCTTAAAGGCTCTTAGTTCTGGTGCTTTTGCTACAGCTTTTTGAACTTCATAAGAAGTAGGAATCTTGCCTTCGTAAAGTTCTATGCTTAACTTGCTAAGCTTTTGAATTCTATCAAAGACAGATTGTAAAGCTTTTGCTTGTTGTGGGTTTGTTCCAACAAAGCCTTCTTTAAGAAGTTTACTAATAGTTTCTTGATATTCTCTTTGTCGTTTTAGAGCTTCTGCCATTAAACTTCGTAGTTCAGGAGAAAGGTTAGCAACCTTAGCTTCGCTTCGTCCTGCTTTTTGAATATCATTAATAGCTGCAATAACTTCTTTACGACCAGTGTTTACAACCTCTAAAGAATCTTGTATTGTTTTTCTTAGGCTTTCTACTTCTTTTCGTATTAACTCTGGCCCATTAAAGAAAGCACCATAGTTGATATCAAATACAGAAGCACCATCAACAATAGTTTTAAATGATTCAAGATATTCAAAAGTTGGTCCGTAAATAGCTTCGTTTTCGCTAAGTAGTTTCTTCTTTCGTTGTAGGACTTTATCAAAAGTTAAGTTAGATCTTGTTTGTTTCCGTACTTGAATAATACTGACAATCTTGTCAAAGTCAGCGTGTACTTCGGTCGGAACAATACTTCCATACCGTTGATCGGTAAGGTGGTAAAGATCTAGAACACGGTATAAATACTTACCGTCTTCTCCTCTTACTCTGCTAATTAAGTACCCTGTATTTAAACCTTCTTTCATTAGGTTAAAGAAACGAGTACTTTCGGTTTTATTAACGCCTGTTTTAAATATATCAAATGCTGTTCTTGTTTCATCTACCCAGTTAGAAATTGCTTCACCAAACTTTAAAGAATGGCCTTCTAAATTAGCTTTGATTAAACCTTGTTCAACTGCTTCCAGTTCGTCTAGTTTAGTAAACAGTGCTTTTAGTTTATCTGCTTTGTCTGCTGTATCAAATGGCAGTGAACCTAGATGATCTCTAATAGCTTTTCTAGCATTTGATTGGTTATGCTTAAGGTTGTATAGCATATCAAACAGTTGTCTATAAGTCATGCTATTAGGGTCTGCTGGGTTAATTAAAGCTTCAGGTCCAAGCTCAATGTTAGCTAACTCATTATACAAGGAGTCTTGCAAATCACTAATCTTATCCGCTGTTTCAATATAGTTAGCTATATTAACACCATACTCTTCTTGCAGTCTTTTAAGTTCTGAGCTTTGGAAAGTTCGTAAAGCTTCTTTAATTGGGTAATCTTCTACACTTAAAGCTTGTATTGCTTTATTTACTTTTACAAGCAGATCACCTGTTTTACTTGCATTTGTAAAATCAATTGAGTCTAGTTGTTTTTTTACATATCCTAAAGCTGTTTCAAACCGTGGATCTAAATCACTAAGTATTTGTATAACAGCTCTGGCATTATCAAGTTCAGTGCTGATACTTACTTTAACGGCTTCTGTTAAGGCTGTGTTTGTAGAAGCTAGTTCTAAAGCTTCTTTTACTTTATCTAATGCAGCAGCTAATTCATAGTCTGCATCAAGATCTTCAATACTTTGTACAATTTTGTTTTCTAATTCTCTTGCTTCTTGAATTGCTTTATTTCTTAACTTAGCTCTTTCAATTACAGCCTTAGGATCTGTTTCTAAGTTTATCTTAGGTTTTTCCATGCTTGTAGATTCTTCAATAAACTTAGCACGACTAGCTTTAAGTTCAGCGCCCTTTTCACCGGGCATTTCTTTTGCTAAGTATTGTAAGTATTCTAAACGACCAGCGGCACTAAGTTTATTATCTACAAAGTTTTCTGGAGATATTCCCCATTTAGCTAAAGCTTCTGGGCCACCAAATTCAAATAAGTTTTCTAGTTCTTTACCTAGTTGTTCTGTAAATACTAAAGACTCTAGACCAACTGCTGTACCCTTAGTTAGTTTAATATACTCTAATAAAGCTTCTTGTTCTTCACCACTAAGTTTATTAAACAGTGTACCGTACACACTTACTTCAGATTTCTTGTCTAGTGCTTTAATCTGATTACTTAAGTCACCTATAGCTTCTTCAACTTTAGTAAGTCTTTCCTGTGCTTTTGCTTTGTCTTTTTCAAGCTGTTTAATAGCCTTCTTTTTTACTTCTGTGGCTACTTTAGCTCTTTCTGACATAACAGTTTTTCTAACTTTGTTTAAAGATTTTTCTAGAGTTTCTTCTAGTTTAGCAATGTCATTAGTCAATACACCAGCTTCTTCAGAGGTATCGTCTGCAAGAGCTGATAATTGTTTTTTCTTTTGCTTAATTGTCTTTACAAGTTTAGAAATTCTATCATTATTTTTAGCAAAAGTTTTAACAGCTTTTTCAATGTCATCAACACCAGTTGCTTTGTATGCCTTTTCAATTGCGTCTATCAAACTAGGCGGTGTGGTGTTGCTTATTTCTTTTTGTAGTTTTATTCTTTCAAGAACTAAGTTTGTTTTTTGTTGGTATAGTTTAGTTGTTTGTTCTAAATCTGTAACAACTCTGGTTTTAACTTGGCTGCTTAAAGCTTCACTATCTACTGGTTTCCACGAAACAAAATTAGGATTTTCTATATTTAAAGCATCCGCTAGAACTTTATTAAGTCTCTTATCAAATACTGTTAGAGTGTCTAAATTATCTAAAGGTTTACCAGCTCTTCTAGATTTTAAGAACAAAGTATTAATATCTTCAGAAACATTAGCTAAAGTTCTTTCAATTTGTGAAGATACTTTTAAAGAAATAGCCTGTTCCATTTCTTTTAGTTCTTTAGATAAGTTTTCTTTTTCTACTAATAACTTTATTTTTTGTTTAGTAAGGTTGGTAAGTTTTTGTTCATCAGCACTAGGAGTTAGCTTTATAGCTTCTTCTATTTGTAACAATTCTTTGTTTATGCGTGTTTTTTCTAGTTGTAGTGATTTCGCATAAGGACTGTTTTCTAATAAGGTTGTTGCTCGTTGTTCAGCTAATTGTTTAATACTCTTTAACTGATATTCTTTAGCTTCTCCTACATACTTATTAATTAAGAGTAAACCAAGTTCAACATCGTTTAGTCCCGTGTTTTTTGTAAGTTGTCTTATTTGGTTTAGTTCAGATTTAAATTTTTCAGAACGCATCCAATTAAAGATATGTTCTTCTGTAATAAAACCTGTTCTTAAATCCTCAATATTAAAACCAATTCTAACACTATCACCAGCAGATGTTCCAGTCATATCTTCTAAACGAGAAACAATATTAGAAATAGTATACTGGAATCCAGCATTAGCTGCTGCTTGTTTCTCTGCCACAGAACCAGCTCGGTTTAGTAATACAGTTTGTAAACTCATTGCTGGGTTTTCAAAGTCCAGTCCGGGAGCTTTGGTTTTATCAACCCATTGCTTTACTACAAAACCTTCACTAAGTTTTTCAACAGTTTTAGTACCATCTGGGGCGGTACGAGTTAGTGTAATTTCAGGGGCAAAAGTATCAACTACCTTTAACTCTAAGTCTTCTATTTTAGATCCTGCTTTAATTAAATCATCTTGACCATTAATTATATGATCTCTAGGTGAAGTGGGCTTTTCATTTATAGCCAAACCATTATCATCTAGTTTCTTTAATAGATCATCGGCATAAGCTACATAATCTAACTCGCCAAGTTCAGTGGCATACTTCTTCATTGTATATAAGCTCTTAGCAAGAGCATTAATATCAAAGATATTAAAACCACCGTTTACACCCACAGCTCTGTCAAACAGTTTTTTAACTCTGTTCTTTTGTTCGTCTAGTGCTCTCTTAAGCTTTTCTTTATTAACCCGTGCTGTGTTAGGTGCTTCTAGTATCTGACGGAGATCTTCTGGTAACTCAGCCAGTTCATTATTAAGCTTTCTTCTCTGAGCTTCTAAAAGACGAAGTTCATCCATTGTTTTAGGCATTTGAGCTACCATCTCAGAAAGCGGCAATGCTTTACCAGCATCGTCTGTTTTATAGAATAAACTTGTTTCTGGGATATTAATAATAGAACCGTCTGTTCCTCTTTCAATCTGGCCTAGTCTTTCTAGTTCAGACCAAGGAATGCTACCTTCTTTCATTATCTTTCTAACAGCTGCTTCATATCCCAACTGTGCTAGTTTAGCTTGCTGGGTTGAGTCAAGTTTTCTTGTTAGCATTTGAGGAACATAAGTAAAGCTATCCTCAAAGTCTTTTCCTAGTTTCTTAGCTTGATCTCCAAAGAAAGTAAAGAACTTTCTGGTATTGGTAATTAAATCGTTTGCTAGGTTTATCTCAGCCTCGTTTAGTCCTACAGTGTCTGATAACTGTGTAGCACCTTCCCGGATATCCCTCACAACTCGTTGTTCAATGAGAGCTGCCTTTCTAGGATCCATTCGACGGAGCTGTTCGGTAATGCTGTTAACGCCCATAGCAAGGCGATAGCCGCGATCTACGGCTTCCTTGACGCTAAGGGAGCTACCCATATCAGCAAGGCTTGCATAGCTAAACAACTGGCTTGAATCAAGCATCTCCATAGTGTGGAATAGTACATCAGAAACACTATACATAAGATCAGCTGTACCTGTACCATAGCTAGCTAGACGGGTATAAAGTTCTCCTAAACCTGACTCAAAACGAAGTTGAGACAGCCAGTTCATACTAACGGCTCTAGACCCCGTGGTAGCGGAAGACTGAGATAGGGCTGCTCCTAGGGCTTGTCTAAACTGAGCAAGCTTTGTAGGATCGTTCTTTATAGTAGCAAACTGCTCATCAAACCAATTCTTTCTGATCTCTTCTCTTGATTTTTCTTCTGGTTTTCTGTATAAAGAATCAATCTGTTCTTCTAGTTCTTTTGCTTCTTGTCTTAGTTGGTTAACCGCTTTTCTAGCTTCTGCTGTGTTTTGTCCAGCTAAAGCGTGAATCTTATTAACAGTGTCTAACCACATAGATAACAATAGACCACTACGGCTAGTAGAAATATCAAAGCCATTAATTTGTAAAGTTCTAACACTTGTAGACGAAGAACGAATAATAACAGCGTTTGGATTATTATCCTTTAGTGGTTCTCCTGCCTGTCTTTCATATCTTTTAATCTTCTCTTCTAGTTTCTTAATATCTGCTTCAACTTCAGGAGTCTTGTCTTTTGTGTTTAGTTCTTCTAGTTGTTTCTTTAGATCTGGAAGTTCTTTTCTTCTGAGTTCTTTAGCTTCTAGTATTTGTTTTCTTCTTTTAAGAACTTTAATCTTACCATCAACCACAGATGCTCCTAGTTTTTCAACAGCTTCTACTGTTTCTAGGAACGAAACTTCTTGGTTAATTTCATCAATTGTTTGTGTCTTAAGTACTGATGGTTTACCAGAATTGTTGGTATTAACGCCGTGTTCTGTAAGTCTCTTTAGGAAGTCTTCTCCAGCAACAGCTTTAATTTCAAACGCATTTACTGCGGCAGTTGGATTTGCTCTTTTCCATTGAGCATATGCTGCAATAATATCATCCATTAATCCGGCAGGAATACTTCCAATCTGACTAGACTTGCTTGACTTACCAATAAGTTCTTGGGTAATGAAAGTAATTAAACCAGAAACTTCTTCAATGGTTAAGTTGTTTGCTTCCAAGAATCTAGGATCAACTAATCTTACACCTATTTCTTCAGATCCTGTTAATAGCTTTACAATATCTCTAACAATAGCAACTCTTGAGTTAGCGTTTACTTCAGCAGCTAATGCAGCTTGTTTACCTACAACAGAAGCAAGAGCATTTCGTAAGTTAAACTCGCTTTCTGTCATTCGGTCTGGGCCGACATACTGGAGAAGACCTCGTTTTGCGTTTGGTGTACCTAGAGAAGCTCTACCATCTATGGCAGTTAAGGCTGAAAGTCCGGTACGAACTGGGCTTGTAATAGCACCAAATCCAATACCTAAAGTAAAACCAAATGCTCCAAATAAGGCAGCACTGCTAATAACTTCACTAAGGTTATAAGAAGGAATGTCAATGTTTTCTGCCATCAACATTTGGTCTGCTCTTTCTTTACCCATAAACACAGCATTAGCCGCACCATCTAAAGCCCCTTGAACAGCCCCAGACTTACCAACCTTAAACAAGTAATTAAGGTGGCTTGATGATTTACCCACCAATAGAATATCGTCTGTTGTTAACGCTACTTTACTCAGTGCATCTACTAATTTTGATCGGTTCACTGAGTTAATTGCAACTTGCTGTCCTGTACCTGCTATTTCTAGTCCTCTAAACTGTAGATACTTTCTAGCGTTTGTGGCAATTGAGAAAGGGTTTGCAATTATTGTTTCTCCTGTTGCAGCTGTTGTAAAGAGATCAGGTCTTAGTCTTTGCAATACCTTAATTTGATCTTGAGTTATTTTACCTGATTCTAAAGCTTGAGTAAGAACTCTTTGTGCATTTCTTGTTGCCGCTGGAAGTCTGGTGCTTAGTGTATAGTCAGACTTGAATAATGACCACCAATTAGGTGAGCCTGTGGTTTTTCCTATTGTCTGGGCCAGTCTAATAACACCCTCAGAACCTTGTGTTGCACCTAGTCTAATACCTGTAGCTCTAGCGGCTGAAGCCGTAGCAGAGCTAGCAGCTGCGCTTAAAGTAACAGCAGACCCTGTTAAAAGAGATTCAACACCAAGTGTTAAAGCTGTGGAAGCAAGTACATCGTAATCGCTTAGAATGTTTGCATAGGTCCAGTTCCAAATAGGCTTATCATTACTCTTTAAGTTTAGTAAAGAAGAATACAAAGCATTCTTATTTGTTGTCTTTCTAGTCTCGTCTAATAAAAAGCGATAAACCTGTTCAGCATATGCATTTTTATTGTTAGCACCTTTAGCAAAAGTTTCTTTCCAGTTGACACCGAGGTTTCGCTGTAAGGCTTCTACTACAAGCGGTGCTTGTTCTTTATATCGTTCTGAAAGAAGAGTGTCAATTTCTTTTTGTTTGTTAGCAACAAATTGTTCATCTACTCTTCTTCTTTCTTGTTCTACTTTACTCCAGCTATCTACAAAAGGTACATACTTCCATCCTGAAGCCTTTTCTCCAAATAAACCATAATAAGCTGCGTCGATAACAGCTGGTTGTCTTCCGAAGATACCTCCCATCCATTCTTGAGTTTTGTCAAGTAAAGTAGAATTTGCAAAGTCTACAGCTGTTGGATTTACAGGACCACCCTTGGTAAGCTTTAATGAATAATCTCCAGTTGAGAATATATTTGGTTGTAGCTCACCAGCTAGAGAAACATTGATATTATCATTAATGGATTTATTAATTACATTTTGATAATCAGTTTCTTCAAGGGGTTGAAAATATCCAAAATTTGAATAAAACGAATTTGATTGTCCAAGGGTTGAATACTGTGTCATTTAATCTCCATTATCTGTAAATATAAAAACCTTCATATATTTCTATAGGAGTTAGTTTTTTATCTCTTAAGTATGATTTTAATAAGTCAGGAGAAGGCGCTCTTTGAAACTGACCACCCATTCCTCCACTAGGTACTCTTATACCAACGCCAGTTCTGCTTTTTAATTGTTCAGCATATACATTATTAGGTCTTTCTGATATATGTATATCTTTTAAATTATGCGCTACAACATCTCTAAATAAACCAGACCCATCAACAGAATGCAATCGGTTGTTACTATAAGGACCATAAATAGTATTATCTCTTTGTGGTATTACTGTTGTTCTATTTACTTTATCTAACACAGGATGTCGTAAGTTTACAAACGCCCCATCTGTTGGAGATGCACTATAACCAACTACAGTTCCAGTAGCATCTACAACATCTCTGAATGGTGTTTTTGAAACATCCACTGTATTAGGATCGTCTAATTCCCAAGAACCTGTATAAGATACAAGAGGTCGCCATACAAGTAATGCTGCTTGTTCTGTTGGTGGTAGGTTTATTATATCTTGTTGATATAAGTTTAAACCCCATTCAGCTAAGTGAACTCCTGTTAAACCACCGTCTTCTTTTACACGATCAATAAAAGCTTGTCTAGATTTTATAATATCTTCACTCTTAATAGCTGAAACCCAACTTGAAATAACGGGGTTGTCAAACTGACCATTAAATAAAGCTTCTAAAACGGGAAAGTTAGTTTTATCGTTTCTTAAAACTTCGTCTGTTAAACCATCCGAATATGAAAAGTCTGATACAACTTTTAAAGCATCTGATAGTTCAAACAATTCTTTAGAAACCATAGGCATACCATCTTTAGTAAATAAACCGGGTTTTGGTTGCCTTGGTTTTAAACCGCCTAAATAAGAATAAACACTTGTTACTGGGCCAACTGTATTATCCTGTTTATCAGAATAAGAGAAAACTTCTCCCGGCTGGGTAGATCCAGTTACATCTCTTGTAGGGGTCGGTATTATTTCGCTTTCTTCGTATTCGCCTGTTTTAATACCTTTTCTTCCAGTCATTGTCCAGCCATAGTTGGAGGCAACAAGGAAGGCGTTATTAACTATTTCTTCAGCTGTAGCGTTTGGTCCTGCTGTCGCTATAGCAATTCCAATAGGAGTCAATACATCCATTTGCATTGCTGTGAGAGCGCCTGCTTGTGTTGAGTCAAAAAAATAATCTGCATTTAAAGCTTCAGCATAAGTTTCAAAAGCAGCTCCAGCTGAGGTTGAACCAACAGGTAAGTCTTCAAACTCACTCTTTGTAGCAAAAGCAATCATAAGATCCCGAACAGTTGTTAGTTTTTTAACCTGCTCCTTATTTGGATCTGCCTTTAACCCGATACCTTGTAGGATATTGACAGTAGTATTGTAATCTTCTCTGGCTTTTTTCCATTCCTGTAAAACTGTTTGTGTCGTTCTTTCTCTACCAACTCTAAGTTGACCGGGTGGAGGTAACAAACTTTTTAACATAGTAAGATCAAGAATGTATTGTTCTGCTGTTAAATAAGAATTACTACCCTGTTCGTATTTTCTTTGTAGGGTTCTTACAGCTTCAATATGCTTATCTAATCCACCTGCGTTTAAAGCAGAAGGATTTGCTAATACTGTTTCAACTAATGCTTTTTTTGCAGAGTCTTGGCTTAATAGCTGAGCGTTTTCTTTTAAAGTTGCTTCATCAACTACAGGTAATTGTACCCAGCCTAATGAAGAAGGATCCCTGCCTCCATTAGCAAACTCTGTTCTAGAGTATGTAGATACTTTTTCAGGATTTGGAACAGGTCTTCCCTCCATAGCACCAAATAATTCTTCTTGTCTATTTACTTTATCTAACCCACTAGTAACACCGTTTGCAATACCTGTTTGACCGCTTGTTGTGGTAGCTTTTGAAGAAGCTAATCTACCAGCTACTTGAAGTGCAACTTGTTTACTAAGTTCTGTGCCAGTTTCAGAAATACCTTGATAAGTATTAATCAATGTTTTAACAAGATTCTGCTCAACATCGCTTCGTAATAAAGCCAACGAATCTGCTAGCTTATCTCCAAGTTTTTCTGGAAAGTCTTGAGAGTATTGTTCTACCAAGTCTCCAAATGTTTCTGTTAAACCTAGTTTTTCTGCTTCAGCTTTGAAAGAACTCCTTGTAAAGCTCTGACGGTTAGCTAATACATATTCTCTAAATTTTAAGAATGTTGTTACTTTATCTGAAGCACCTTGTAACTGGGAGGAAACTTCTTGACCAAGGATTTCTTCAAGCCTTGTCTCAGAACCTTGCTGTCTTTTTTTTTCTATAACAGCTTTGAGTTGCTCTTGTACTTTTCTTTGTTCTTCAGTAAGATAACCTGTAGGAACTTCGGTTAGTTCTTCTAGTGTTTTTGTTTTTTGTTCGTTTAACTGGGTTCTTTTTTGAAATAGTTGATCTGCTTTTTCAAAGTCAGTAGGAGCAAGTTTACCTATTTGTGAGTCTAGTTCAACTATATTTAATTCTAGTTGTCGTAGTTTATTTGTGTTGTTTGCCCAGAAATAAGTAGTATCAGTATATTGTTTATCTCTTTGTTTTGCTCTATCGTTAATATCGGGAAGTATAGCGGATACCGAACTATTGAGTTGCTTTTTTCTTTGTTCTTCTAAACGAGTAACTTCATCAAGTGTTGTTGAAAAACCAGATAAAGCTTTTTCAAAATCCTTTAAACCTTGTAAACTATAAGGAAGTGTTCCTTGTGTTATACCTGATGTTAGATTTTCAAAAGCTTTTTCAACAGTTTTAGCACTATCTGTTTCTACTTTTGATACTTCATAGTCATATAAACTATTAATTGCTTTTTGTCTAGCTTCTATAAGTTGCTGATTTACAGCTAAAGCCGAAGAAATAATGTCTTGTTGTTCTTGAGAATAGTTGTAAATTTCTTTTGGATCTGCTTTTCTATCTAAGATTCTAGCATCAATACCATTAACAGTAAGACTATCTCTTAATCCAAAGTATACACTATCATATCTAGCTTTAGCCTCTTCTACTGATAGTGTTGTAGGAGGGTTTGAAATAAGCTGTTGAGCATTTGCAAAAGAGTTTGCAAACTGTGTTCTTTCTTGTTTTCTTAAAGCAGCACTAGTACTTATTCCATCTAGTTGTAGTTTTGTCAGATATCTTAAAACAAAGTCATCTCCTACTTGGTTTCTTCCTTTTATATCTGTTACATTAACCCTGCCATTTAATATATCATCAATCTCGGAAACATTATATCCAATGGCTTGCATTCTTTCAACAACCATATTTTTAAGCTGTTGTTGTCTTTGTCGCAATCTATATTGATTTTCTTCTGGATTAGAAGAATACTCAATATCTTTTTTTTGCGCCATATCAAAAGGCAGTTCATCTTCTGTATATTTTTTTACTTCCTGCTCTAGTTGATATTTAGCAACACTATTAAAAATATTTGCACCCGCATTAAAAACAGCGTTTCCTAAAGAAGCCCAATCTATACCAATATCATAGTTAAACTGATATGTTGGAGTAATAGGCACTCGTTCAGTGTAAGTAAACTGAGGCTGTTTGGGTTGTTCAAAAACTTGTGGACCTCTTAAATCTGTTTGTTCATTTATTTGTGGAAGCGGGGGCATTATTTACCTCCTAAGATGTCTTTATATTTCTTTAATACAGTAAAAAGTGTTTCTTGCAAGTCTCTATTTGTTTTAACTCTACCGGCATTGATTTCACCGCGAAGACCAGCTGTTATTGCACTTTCTATGTTGGTTGTGTTTATAGTTGAAAAGGCAGTATCCCATTCGTCAATTGTAAACATTCCTTTTTCAAGATTCATTCTTGTTTCAAAAGAAATAGAGTTATTTTGTTTTGTAACTTCTTCTCTTGTTTTTGACAAGCTAGTATTAACTGCTTTAGTTATTATATCTCTACTTAGTTTTTCTATTTCTACTTGTTCGTGAATAGAAGGAGAGCCTGTATTTGTTTTACCAAATACTTCAGTACGGTCTTTAAGTTCATTTGCTAAAACAACTGTACCATCTTCAGTTATTACAGCAACTCTTCCATTTACAACCCTAGCTGAGTTTAGCATGTTAAGGGTTTCTAGTTTTAGAATATCGTCCACATGCACTGAGTTAGCTACTTCTGGGTCTAAATTAGAATATCTAATTGAATCCATTCTTTTATCAAGCTCTGATTTATAGAGTTGAGTAGCTTTAGACATATTAGAATTAGCAACATTCATAGAAACTTGTGCTAGTTTTGGATAAAAATTATCAGCTGCCCAACTAGGTAGTGTGGTAATAATATCTCGCAAGTAAAATTCTTTTTCAGAATCATTGGTTTTACTGTCTAGGTTTTGATTAATACTTGTTAAGATTTGAGTTTTAATACTATCAGCATAATCTGGAAATTTTGTATCAAACATTGTCCAATAGTTTTTAATACCATTAGTACTCATTTTGTTTGGTTGTACTGTTTTTAAAACATATTCAGAAGCTTTTTTAAAATCTTGTGGATACATTTCTTTAGCTGTATCAAAGATTTCATTAAGGCTATTTGTTTCTTGTTCACTGGTTATTTTACTGCTTGTGTCAAAAGTATTATTTGTTCCCACTTTTTCAACAGCAATCTTTTGTAATTGGGATAACATATTATCCATTTTATCCTCCAAAGAATTTCCAGCCGCCACTTCCGAAACCAACACTATCCTTACCGCCATATTGGAACCCAGCGCTAAAACCAGCACTAGCAGTGCCAAGACCAGCTTGGATTAAACCATTAGTTAATGCAGAACTACTAGCGTCTACAATACCACCAGTTGTTGGGATAAATGCTTGTGCTTCAATGTAGTCATTGCGTCGTTGCGCTAAAGCATTCTGGAAATTGGTTTCAATATCCTTCATTTGTCTTTCGCCATTGAGTCGCAACGCAATTGCGTTTGCTTCAGTTGCTTCGAGATTTTGGCGCAGTAACGCTCTAGCTGTTCCTGACTTTGCGGAAATGCCTCTAGAAGATAAAGCTGACATGAACTGAGCATTAACTTCTTGAGTGTTTTTAGACAGTTGACCACGGGCATTGTTCAAAGCCTCCCTTGCATAAAACTGCTGTAAACCCATCTGCTTACCTGCGGACTTAGCGATGGAAAGATTTGTCATTTCTTGGTTAAGACGCTGGCGTAGAATTGCTCTATTCTCCGCATCAACTTTTAGTTGATTCTGAAAGTTAGCCTGATCCTGCTGCATTTGCTGCTGTATTGCCTGAGCTTTAGCTTGGCCTGACTGACCAAAAGCACCCATAACACCGCTAGCAAGAGCAAGACCGCCCATTATTAGTACTGGCATGTTAGTCCTCTTTCTGCGAATTTGATAACATTTGTTATTTCGGTATTTAAATCTTCAGTATAGACATTCAATATTTTAGTTGCGTCTATATCTGTAAGAAATTGTTGTATGTTTTTCTTATAAAAAGCAAAGATATCTTCAGCAGTTGGTGCTGTTATGTTTTGCCATCTAGGTAGTTTTTTTTCTTCTTCCAAAAGACTATAGAAACTTTTTTTGTGTTGCTCTTTATCCTTACGATCTAAGACAACAATACAACCTATATCTTTAGGGTTGATAAAAGGTAATAATGGAGGCCAGATTTTAACAAAATGGTTATTTAGTAAACCTAATCTATATTGTTCTAATAAATCAAAAGGATGTAATTCCCAATAGCCTTCTTTGTTTTTTTCTGGAACAGTAAAAGAATCTAAGTTTTTATAACCTTTAATTGGAATACCAGCATTCTTTAACGAAAGCATTGTAAAAGAAGTACCAACTCTTGGTCCAGCTCCAGTTACAATGCCTATCATTTCTTTCTCCTAGTGGTAAACACAGACTTATATTCTTTATTTTTTACTGGTTTTCCATTTAACATTATAGCTCCACTAACCCTTTCTCCTAATAGTCCTAATACTCTTTTATTGCTTAACCAGTCTTTAACAGTTTCTTTGTGTTCTTTTTCTTTATTCTTTTCTATAATAGTATCAGGGTTCATACCAATGCTATCGCTCCAGTAGGACACAGCAGCAGCAATACAGTCTACCCGGTCATCGTGTTTCAAAGCCCCACGACGCTCTGTTAGTCTTGTTATTTGTTTTTGTGTCTCTTGATCTTTGATAGCTTTAGTATTAAACACCAGTTTGTGCTGGGCTATTACTGGTTCTAGAATATTAAGGATACGCCGTTCTTTTGCTCCGGTTACTCTATACTCTTCAACAGCTACGGCTCCACACATTTCTGCAATAACGGGCCTTAGTAACTGTCCAAACATACCATCACCGAAGTTACTTTCGTACCTTATAAGATTAATATCATATTGTTGACAAACCTTAGCAATTTTTTCCAAGGTTACTGAGTCATAGCCACCGGGTAATCCAAAGATTTCATGGATAACAATATAACCATTCACCGTAGACGCTACACAAATTGCTGTTTCGTCTGCACCACGACCTGAAGGATCAATGAACATAGCACTTTGGGTGTACTCAACAAAGTTGTTAGATACCCACATAGGCTCATAAACAAGATCGTCTTTCATTCCGTAACTATTGACTCGTTTATTTGGCACAGCATTAGCCCAAACAACCTTTTCAGGGAATAAGTCAGGAGAAGTATCCATGACTATTAGATCCTGAAGCCTGAGTGGGTACTTCTTGTTATCGGCCAAAGAAGTAATAAGCTTGTAGTTCAAAGCATAAAGGGTAGGGCCAATCTTAGCTTCTACCTTTTTGAGCACTTCCTTGGAGAACCGCTCTGGTTGTGTGGGTTCACCCGCGTCTACGCCTAGACTTAGGATGTATTCATCAACATCCTCACACTCATCGGGTATATTAACATCGGGCATTTCACTGGGGAACTTAAGAATAGTATAGTTTTCTTTTAATTTAATATAAATACTATCCTTTGTTTGAGGAGTACCTAGGAATATTACCCTGCCATCAGGGATCTTATTACGAACCTGCTCAAACTCCTGAACTTTGTTATATAGTTTCTCACGGGCTGCGGGACTATCTGAGTTTTCGGGGATCTCTAGGTCATCCGCAATGATATCATCAGCGTGTAAACCCGTGATCTGACCTGTAATACCTCTGGCTGTTAGATTCAAGTCCTGACTAAAGATACTCCGGTTATGTAAATTAAAACCAAAAGCATTGTCTTTATCAAAGTCTTGGGGTTCCATATGCTTGCAATAGGGAACTAGCCGTAGGATATTACGGGTCTGGGAAATAAACTTAGCAGCTCTATCTGCGGTAGCTGAGGTAACCAGAATAGTTCTGTTGGGATTCTTTAGCAACAGCCAACTGACGAAGCAGGAGGCTATTACAGACTTACCGAAGCCTCGGCCTGCCTGTAGCTGGAAGTCCTGACGGCCTTCCTGTAGCCTCTGGGCAATGACATACTGGATAGGGGTAGGTTCCCCTAGTCCTAAATACTTAAAGCACGCCCATAAATGGTTCCTAAAGTCCTCTAACATTTCTTTTGGTACTTGCATGGTCACCTCTTTCTAGCCCCTAGGAGCCAATCCTAGGGCTTCCTTGGTCCGGGGGCTACCCAGACCGCCTTAAAAGGCTAGGATGACACTTAAGCCATCCTAGCCCCTCTGGTAGCGAAACTCCCTTGACAGGAGCCAGTCAACCTATGGCGGCTGACTTGAATCGGAAGGGAGCCTTGGTCTTCAAGGCTTCTTCCACGGTATCCAGCTCCTTGCGGGAGATGGAATCTAAGACTTCCCGGTTATCGTTAATGATCCCTCGGATAACCGTATACAGGCCGGGGCTGCACTTCATGGGATCATTTAGATCATCCATGAGCTTCATCAACAGTTCCCGGTTGAGGGCGTTGATAAGCTCGGGAGTATTCACTTCTTGAATACCTTTCCAAGCTCAGCAATGCCAAAGACATTACCAAGGACATAGCCACCTACAAATGTAAAGCAGGCAAACCAGATTGAACCAATAAATGATTCCATATTACTTCATTCCCTTCTTCTTCATAACCTTCTTACTAGCCTTCTTCTTAACAGGCATTTCCTTAGACATCATCTTCTTTGATTTCATATTCTTCATTTTGAACCTTTCTTTTTCTTTACCATTCCCCAATACACAGCCCCGGCTACTCGTTCGCCAGCGGCTTTTGAACCATACTTCTTGGCGGCTTTACTAGCAATCTTGCTAAAACCGCCAGTCTTATAGGTACGACCAAGCCGCTCTACTGCGGCTTTACCAGCCTTACCCTTTGGTTTCATTTTTTTCATTTTTACCTTTCTTAATAAATTCCCGATACGCCCACATTAGTAAAACGAGGGCAATAGGAATATACCAGAACAACCAACCATAGCTACAGTCTACAGAGTTGTTGGTTATATCATGCTTGAGTTTCATCATAAGTACACTGTCACCAGTAACATCTGGGATGATCTTAGGGTCACTAGCACATCCTATAGATAACAAGGATATTAATAATAAATATAGTTTAACCATAGTTACCTCAGTTCTTATTACTTGCAGCGGATGATCCGAAGTAGAAACCTACGATGCTCACTAGTATCTGTCTTAGCTCAGATGAATAGAGATACCCATTGAGTTCTACAAAGACCTTACTAGTAGATCCACCTATTAGGCCAAACAACTTATCTGACTCTACTTTGTCTACTTCTACGAAGGTAGGTAGACCAAAGAAGGGTAAGACAAACGGAGCGCAAAGAGCTGCAAACAATACAGTTAGGACGATTATCTGACGGATTCCCTTGCCGACATCTATGGGAACTCGCTTAGCAGCTTTGTCATAATTCTCTTGCTGGACATTGTTTAATTGTAATAATCTATTAAACATCTCTTTCTGGTCTTGTCTTTTCTCAGCCATAAACCGAAAGATAAATCCAACAACTCCACCACCTAGCATTGACAATAGTTCAGGAACCATTAGTGTTTCCTCTTCTTTCTGGTCTTTTTATGTGTCTCATGTTTCTTACTAATTATATAAGTATCAATAATAAACTCAAGACCTTTAAGACCTAGGAAGCCCATAGCAAAGGCTACGGCATATTTACCATTTAGCCGGATTGCTTCGGGTGTGTAGTTCAAAACGATGGGTGTCAAGTAGTTAGCACATGCAGTACCAGCCATGAGAGCTGCTAAAGATGTGCCAAGCTTTTGCCCCGACTTCCGTGATACTAGGAGCAATGCACCAAAGAAACCAGATAACAGTAAACCAATGTCTATACCATATCTGGTTAGCATAGACTCCGTAGTATCAAAGAGATCGTTTCTCATTATATTCCTTTATAAATCAGTAGCGTCAGA